AGCATGGAGTCGTCGTTGCTTGAAATGAAGGGCGAATATGAGACACATGTCGAAGAGCGAGAGAAGAAGAATAGCGTCAAGTTTCAGCAAAAACTGCTGATGACCGCGATTACCGGTTTAGAATTTTTGAATAATAAGTTCGATCCCTTTGACTTGAAGTTGGATGGATGGTCGGAGCAGATAAACGAAAATGTTGACGACTATGAAGAGATTTTCGGGGAATTGCACGAGAAATATAAGTCGAAAGCAAAGATGGCACCTGAATTGAAACTGCTTTTCCAGTTGGGTGGTAGCGCAATTATGCTTCACATGACAAACACGATGTTTAAATCCGCCATGCCGGGTATGGATGATATTATGCGGCAAAATCCCGAACTTATGAAACAATTTACACAAGCCGCAGTGAATACGATGTCGCAATCATCGCCGAATTTTGGTAACTTTATGGGGGATATGATGGGTGGCATGGGAGGAGGAGGCGGAGGCGGAGGCGGAGGCGGAGGAGGCATGTCGGCGCCCCCACCGATGTCGAGCAACTTTAATAACCAGCGTCCGCCACCCGCACCTGTTGCTACAAAAGGACCCAACTCGATTCCACCTCCACGAAGAGAAGGCGATATTTCGAATCGTCCCGACTTGAATTTTGGTAGAGGGGGCATGAATGAAGGCGTAAACCTGACAGACAATTTTGTAAATGCGTTTTCAAACAAATCGATGCGCGGTCCACCTCCTCCTAATCCGCAAAACCCGCGCCCTGAAATGAGGGGCCCTAGCGATATTAGCAATATTCTTTCGGGGCTTAAAACCAAAAGTATAAACATTCCTAGCGGGGGTGGCAGCGGTGGCAGCGGTGGTAATGACCCGGCGATGTTGTTTGGCGGTGGCAGCAGCAGCAGCGCGAATAATGCCGAAGAAAAAGGGAGCACGATTAGTATTTCAGAGTTGAAAGATTTGCAAAATGATAACATGCCAAGCAGAACCAAGCGCAAACCTAAATCTGAAAAGAATACGATTAGTTTAGATATTTAAACAGACGCAAACCTAATTATGCCCTAAAAATATAATAACACAACAAAATATAATAAAGATATCAAAATATATTTTTATTATATATATTTTTATACACAAATAGAGACACAAAATACGCAACAAATGATATCTATTATATGTCTTATACATGACGCAACCAAGGCAACCAAGGCAATCAAGGCAACCAACGCAACACTATTAGAATCATTATCAGCATGTGTTCAATCCGTGGTAAATCAAACATACCAGGATTGGGAGTTGAAGGTTGTATTTTATAATAAGCCAACACCCGCACCCACGCCCACGCCAACACCTACGTCTGCATTCATATTTGAAGACAAACGAATTGAAGTAAAAACATACGGAGAAGAGTTTAAAACATATATTCAAACGTTTTTACATGTAGTAAATAACGACACTATGTATAACTATCTCGGAATATTAGATGTAAACGACATATGGGAACCAAACAAACTAGAACTTCAAGCCGCGAAACTTAAAGAATTTCCACGAATAGATGTAGTTGGGACAAAAAGTAGATATGATACAAGCGCTGGTCTAGAACCCGAAATCCACGAAATCCCTATTAACGGGCTATATAATTATAATCTGTTTAAAGTTAACCCTTTTATAAATAGTAGTGTTGTTTTTAAAAGAGATGTTTTGCGATACATGCAAGAGCAAGAACCTGCGGAAGATATAGATATACATATAGATACTGATAAAATGGCACAATTTTGCATGAATCGATTATGGCTTCAGTTAGCATTATACGAGTCGGTATTGTATAATATAAATCAAGTTACGTTAGTGCACAGAACACCATATCAAGTGAATCATTATAAATCATGCTATGAAAGTGAATATTTTAAAAACGTTATTGCCGATTTTAAGAAAAAATACATAAGAATACGTTTTTTCAGTGACTTTTGTTCATCGGAAGAGTGTAAAAAAAAATACGAAAAAATGTGTCTTTATAAAAAAACGAACGAATACGGAAAAACAAAAAAAATATATATTACAACTATTGAAACATATACACACGTGTTCTTATTAAACTGCCCTATTCCGCCAAATATTCATGTAGAAAAAGATTGCGTAGTCGGTTTTGCACACGAACCACCGAATAACTCGTGTTTAAACTTATATTTTAATAACTTTATTGAGTTTGCGCAAAAAAATATAGGTAAATACTTTATTGGAAGCGTGACAGGACTACCATCACCGCCATTTGTCGGACATCACGGATTCCTATTTCACGAAATGCCATCAAATATTAGTGTTATGCCAAATAAAAAAACAAAAATAATGTCAATTATGGTTTCACATAAGTCGTATACAACAGGACACAAATATCGTCACGAACTCGTAAGCTATATACTGAAATACCGACTACCTATAGATATATGGGGAAATGGTGCAAAATTCTATAAACAACGATTCCCTGAAAATAACAACATATACGGCGACTTCAAATCTATGGCTGAGATGTGTGACAACTATATGTTTACGATTGCAATAGAAAATACGTCACACGAACACTATTTTACAGAAAAAATAGTTAACCCACTTATGTATAACACGATACCCCTTTACTGGGGGTGTAAAAAAATAGAAGAGTATTTTCCTAATTATTCTATCAAATTAACTGGTAATGTAACTATAGATATGATTACGATAAACCGCGTATTAAAAAATCCGGAGTATTTCAGAATAAAACATAAGGTAAACATAGAGGATATTTTAGATAAAGTAAATCTTATTAAAAATATTGAAAGAATAGTCTCGTAAAGTGGTTGAAAATAAGGTGATAATAAATAAATATAACTTATAAATATACATAAATACATAAACATAATAACAATAATAGACTATTTTCAATAATTATATAAAATGGCAGATGTATTAAAATATAATTTTAAATCAATATGTGTTAAGGAAAAAATGCATCTGAAACGTGAAAAAAATAATAATATTTTTTTGTTGCAATTTGTAGCAGAGAACAACAATTTGAACATGTATAATATGATAAATTTAGATATATATAATTTGATGTTCAAGTTGAACAAAGACAACTTTGAGAAAATTGAACTATGCAATGTAACACCTTCAATGCAAATCGTGCAACACGATAAAATACTAAACGAAGTAAATGTTCTGTTTCTTTTTAAACCTTTTGCATCAGATTTAGGGATTAAGCCCAAATATATGTATGTAAGGGTTACAGAAGTTTGCGAACCAAATAAAAAGACATATAATTGCGTGGATGTCGATTATCCGAACCCCGAAGAGTTAAAAAACTATGACAAAGTTGCAAATGCGATATCATCTATGGTTGTGAATTTTGAATCATATCATAAAATAAATATTAGTTATATTTTTAAACTGGAGTTAAGTCATCCATTGCCTGTTTATATGGAAAATATGATGGGACTTATCATGAAAAAAGTGTTTTTGAATCTGAAACAATTCATTGAGTTGATACACTAATACAAACCCCATAGCCAAATAATAATTTGACAATAACAAGTTTAAATAATAATTGATAATATATATTAATTATTATTATTCGAAAGTTTTATTTTATCAATTCGACAACTATTATTTGACCATGTTTGCTTCATTAAAAAACATTCGAGACAAATGTCCTTTATTTTATAGATTCGGTGCAACAGATAAAAACAATCCAAAGAAAAATGACGATATTATAAATGTAGATCATGTAGATCACGTGGATAACACAGATACACATGAATTGCAATTCCTACTTGAAAGATGCGACTTAGATTCGGAAACAACCTCGGCCCCTAACGCGGCAAAAAATATAATAGACAAAATCGGTTCATTTTTAAAAAAAATAAAACCCACGCTAATGTCTGCGATGTCGAAGTCATATTTTATAACATCTTGTATAGGGATATATGCGAAGTATTATATATTATATAAATGCTCAAAAAAAACAACCGAGAATTATAACAATATAGTAATACGCTTTGCCGGGGAGTTGGGAGAAAAAAATATATTTTTTACGAAAATATTTCAAGGGATTTCTAATAACGCTAATAACAAACTAATGAATAAAGAGCTGTTCAACTATTTTATTAGCTATACCGACAACGTGAAATATTACGAGAATGAAATAGATTATAGGGGGTTATTTGAACTGATAAACATTGCAAAACATAATGGGGACGAACTTGTTATTCATGGTAGCGAAGAATGCGAACCTATAAAATCCGGTGTTATTGCAGTCGTATACAAAGCTACGCTTAACGGGAAACAAGTGATTGTCAAATATCGGCGCAAAAATATTGTCGAGAAATTTGATAAGTCAATGAACGAATTGGAACTTTTGGCGAATATAACTAAGAAACTGCCGTATTTATGTAACCTGAACATATGCGATATATTTGAGGAAAATCGTGAAATCATGACGGGACAACTTGACTTTGCGAATGAAGTTGAAAATATACAAGTTTTTTATGATAAATTCAAAAACGTGAAAGATATTTGTATTCCATACGTTTATTCATATTTTACAGAAGCAAACCCGAATGCTATTGTAATGGAGTATATCGAGGGTGTAAGACTTGAAAATGTTTGCGAAGACGATAGAGACAAGTACTCAAAAATATTGTCAAAGTTTAATATCAAATCTGTTTTTTATGATTCGATATATCATGCAGATTTGCATTCTGGGAATGTTATTTTTATGAAAGAAAAAGACCCCCAGGGTATAAATGACATATTAAAAATAGGAGTAATCGACTATGGAATTATTGGAAAACTGACAAGAGAAGAACAGAATATATTTTTCAACTTTTTTAAGATTTTGGTATCAAGAAACTACGAGAAGCTTGCAAAGTATATTGTCGCTCACCTCTCTGAGCCGTTAGAAAAACGTGAGAAAGGAGAGAAAGGAGAGAAACACGACAAATTAAATGAAAATAGAGAATCGGTCAAAAATGAAAAACTTATAAGTGACATTTGCGATGTATGCTATAATACATTGAGTATAAAACAAATATTTTTTGGCGGGGAAGAAATATACGAAGTAAACAAAATACTAAAAACCGAAGGTCTTACATTTTCTAAATTCTTTTGTAGGATCGAATTAGCAATTGCTATTTCGGAAAATGTCTGCAATTCGCTATGCAAGGATAAAACATATATTGAACAACTAATGTCGGCTTTTAAGGAGTTATTTAGTGGAAGTTACGATAACATTTTTGACGATGAAGGTGAAGGTGAAGGTGAAGGTGAGGTCGAAGAATGAAATAACTAAACTATATAATAATAATAACTATGTAGAATAATTATGTAGAATAATTATGTAGAATAATTATGTAGAATAATAAAATATATAAAACAATAAATATAAAGGTTATATATATTGTTTTATTACTTTCCCAATAGTATGATTAACAGCGAACAAATTATAGGTATAACAAAACGTATCGAGACATTGAAAACAGGTGACTTACTATTATGCGACAATCTTGAACAAAAAGGACTCGGATTGTTCGGCTGGCTTATAAAGTATGGTTCGCAAAGTGACTTCTCACATATTGCTATGGTGGTTGTTAATCCCGATTTCACATATTTAGATAAACCATTGAAGGGTGTATATGTATGGCAATCTGGAACTGCTCAGATACCCGACGCGGAAGATGGTAAGAGAAAAATAGGGGTGCAACTTACGCCTATTATAGATTTTATAACCACATATAAAGGGAAAATCTATTTGCGAAGATTACATGTTCATTTTGCAGAGGATTGTATCGAAAACAATACAACGATGATTGATATTGACGTAACTGATTTGAATGGTGGCGGAGGCATTGTAAATACAAACAATCTAACTACAAACAGATTTATAAACACGTTTTCAACGACATTTGGATATATCTATTCGGGATTCAGCATTTTGAAATATTTGTTTTATAAAAGTAACCAACCTACCGAGAATAAAGATGAACACGAGCATAAAATTTATTACCATACAAAAAACCCATTTACGCATGAAAAAATGAAGGAAATACATGATAGCGTTTTCAACAAACCTTACGATATCGTGGTGCGAGATTGGATTGAAGCATACTGCAAGAAAGACCCGGACCCACAAAAAATATCTCGCTTTTGGTGTAGTGCTCTTGCAGCGTATATATATACAAAAGTTGGACTACTCGATGAAAAAACAGACTGGAGTATAATACGTCCTAGTTTCTTTTCGAGTGAGAATCCGGACCTTAATCGTAGTATACTTATTGGCGCAGAGTTGTCCAACGAAGAACTAATATGGTGCAGTGTTTGATTCATCTTGGCAATTAGATACATACATAATGCGAGGTTATGTATGTATTTTTATATTTTTATACTTTTATATTTTTACATTTTGATTATGAATTCCAGATTCTTTAATGCTTATGACGCCTTGTTTTATGTTTTTTGCTATGGCTATGCTGCTTCTTTGTAAACCTGGTTGTAGGCATGGATACGGATGTGGACTTTCGTATTTTTCTAGATGTAGGTTTGTTACTATTATTCCGGAGAGTAAATCGTTTACTACCACCAGAAGATGATGGTAGAGGCGGTGCAGATGC